AATTGTTTCTTGTAAGAGAGAAGCGTCATGAATATCATTGAACGAGCGAGTTCTTTATTAAGACCGCCTTTCATGTTCTGGAAAATGACAGACATTAACGTTTGAGATAGGTCAACTAAAATCATATAATTTTATCCTGTAAAATCGTATTATACAACAGAAAAGGGACACAAAGGCCCCTTTCTGCAATTATATTTCTAAGATTTTAATCTTCAGAAAGCTTCTTGAAAAACGCCAAGTCTTCATCATCTTCTGATGCAGGCTCTTCTTTCTTCTTTGTAGTTTCTGGAGCCTTTTCCTCTTTAGCCTTGGTTGGCTGAGGAGCACCATATTCCTTACCAGTGCTTGCAGGAGTGTCATCCTCGTCATCTGACTTTGCACCGGGCGCCTGACCGAGAGTCTGGTCTAAGCGAGTCTTCAATGCATCATAAGTCTTGAACTTCTTGGGTTCAGTGAACTGTCCCAAATCATGCATCTTCTCAAGAACTTCCATTAGCTTTTCTTCTTCACCATCATATAGGTCTGAACCTGGCTCTACGGTTGTATCGTCATAATTACGATAGCCGTCCTTGTTCTTGATTTTCAACTTCACCACACATCCGTCAAAGAAGCCGAACGGGTCACGGGGCTCTTCACCGTATTCCTCTGGAGGATTCATCGCTGTAGTTAGTTTGTCGTAAATCTTCTGACCGAAACCGAACAAGAAAATCTTGCCTTCGTTCTCTGGATTCTTTGAATCCTTGATAACCATAATGTTACTTGTGAAGCGAAGTTTACGTTTACGCTCACGGACAATCTTTTTGTCGTTTTCAAAACCGCTGTTCCACAATTCAGAGTTTGAATCACACACAGGGCACTTCTCGCCGATTGTGGTAGGGCATTCATCAATGAACCACTTAGATCCAATTTTGAATCCGTGACTGTATGTTTTTACGAATGGGAGTGCTTCTTCTGTCTTTGATGGTAGGAACCGAATAACGGCGAAACCGTTTCCGTTGCTATCGACAGTTGGTTGCCAAAAGCGATCATCTGCGCCTTGGTTCTCTGACTTTTTGGTAGATGCTTCTTGAACTTTCTTAAGCAATGCTTGTGCCGTATTGCGGCGTAGTGCTGAACGATTGATAGTCATTTTTGTATTTCCTTTAAAAATTTAACCACTGATGAAATAATGAAACTGTATTATACACGATTATTAGGAATAAAATCATCCTAACGAATTTATTTATGCGAAAAAAGGTCTAGCAATTTTCGCCAACTTTGTTTTATCAGGATAGAAGAATGCTTTATATTTTTCCACCTTCAATTTTTCCGTCTTCCAGACAAGATCGTTTATGTGTTTTGAAAAGTCTAAGAGAATATCTAATGAACAATAGGTTTCAATGTTAATTTCCTTGTTCAATAGTAGTCTGCCGATAGGGGGCACCTCAAACGAATTCCGAACCTTCATAGCGTCAAATATGTTTGGATATTGTTCTTTGATGATGTGAAGATGTTGTTCAAAATTGTATGAGAACCCGCTTAAATCAGCCATGTGCTTCATTTGGGCCTTCTCTGCCTCAGGTGTCGCAATCTCATTTAACCAGACGACCTTCGTTTTAAACAGAGATACTAGACGCAGTTCCAGAGCATCTTTTGTTGGGAACTTTTTGCTAAGAGCGTTTGCAAGGACATAGTATTTACCCATGCTAGCCTCGTCAACTCTCTTAGGCCCATACGTCAAGTAATCATAAGACTTTTGGGTGAAGTGTAATTTCAAACCCAAAAATATCTGATACAGTTCTTTACCGTTCATTTTATTCAAACAGCATAAGTGGGTGGCTAGTCTTTTTCAGTAATCCAGATGCTTCGCCTTCGACGCGCATCTTCTCTTTTAGAGCTCCCGTGATATAAGGAGCAATCCAAGCAGGATCCCAATCCATTCTATGAACCAGTTCTAATGCGGCTGAGATAAAATCAATGTTGCTTTCAAGGGCAATTTTTTCGATTTCATCAACTACATTAATTTTTTCTTTTTGAATTACGGTAGAAAGTGTGGTTTCCGATTCTAACGGTTCTTGCATAAATGTTACTCCAGTTTGGACTTACGGTGTTATTGTGAAAATGAGTAGCGCCCTTTGTTGGGTCTTTATGACTTCCCTCAATGAACACATTATAAGCCACTTTTAATGAAATTGCATCAAATCTTTTCTGTTTATTTTTACACATTCCAGAAAATTGACAAACGCCTTTCCATCTTTGATTTGCTACCCCGCAAATAGTATCAGGGAACTGACCACTATTTACCCTGTTCATAACGACCGAAGCTACTGCTACTTTACCGTTATATGATTCGCCTCGAGCTTCATCATCCACGACTTTTGCTAAACAGATTAGTTCTTTATTCATCGTTGACAACATCTCAACAGCATCGTCCTGATTGAACGCTTTTGCTGAAATTGCAATAAACAAAAACAAGAAAATCAATCCAAGTTTAGTAACCAAATTTGTCCCAGAAATTCTTGCGAATTGCGACAAGCTCTGACCTAGGTGTATCTTTTTCATAGAAATTAAATATTTGTACGAAGCCTTCACGATTTACCATGAAGATCTTCTGTTCCTCAACATCTATCCCTAATGTGTCCTTAATCATTTTTACATAAAAGGCAAGCTGTTTACGATAGGATTCAACATCCTCTCTAGTCTTGTTTCTCTTAGTATTTTTATAATCAACCAGGGCTATTTTACCTTCCTTGGTCTTGCATAACATATCAAACCTACCAGCAATCCTGAATGAATCAGACCATACAGGTTCCTCCATGTAGAGCACTTTGTCTACTATTTTCAGAAGTTTGGGTTTTGCAATTTTAAACATTTTCTCAGCTTTTGCCTCCTCAGGTGTTTTAGGCTCGTTGGCCTTTATGTTTTGCAACAAACACTCAAAGAGATAATGAAGATGAGAACCAATGTCTGTCGATTCCTTAACTATGCGATCTGCATTTTCGGAACCGACATTCTTACGCCATTCATCCAGCCATGTTTTATCTCCATCGGCTGAAAGAACGGTTGTTACGGAGGGATAGTCTCCTCGAGGGGTGGCGTAAAAACGACCAATCCCCTCCTTATTATATGTATGCATCAATACGATGTAGCGTACACTTCACCTGCTTTTTGCATCAATCCTTCATTTTCCTTAGAGATGCCATTTAGAGTACCTTCAGCGAACTGAGACATCAATGAATTGACAAGACTTTCTTCAGAGTTAGAGGTGTAAAAGAACGCGATTGGGTCGCTCTGCAAACGCAGGATTGACAAACGCCGCCCAAGGTCCTTGCTAAAGTTTTCTTTAGCGGAACAAACGGTCACACCTGCAAAAGCGATACCAGACTTGTAATCAATCACAAAGGCAAGAGTAACCCCGCCATTTGACGCAATGTTGTAGTCATCATCAAATGCCCGAATGTAACGAATGATGATAGGAGTAGTATCCTCACCCACAACCTTTTTAGCAACAGGCTTTGTCACGTTAACGTTAGGGATAACAGCCTTTGATTCCAAAACACGAATACGGTCATCCATGCGAACCATAGCGCTCACCATTGCATTCATAACGCTAGCCAACTTGTTAATATCGCTCATTTCAATTTCCTTTTTAAAAACGTATAAAAATATATCACTCAAAACTTAATGTAGGGATTTCCTACTTGAATAACTTTCAGACCAATACTACGCCACATTCTTGTGACCTGACGCCGAAACGCCCACGGTTATAATTGCTTGCATTTTATTTGAACGCATTCTCGTACTCAACTTTCACGCAATATTGAACAACTTCCTCAGAAGTCAAAGACTTTGCATCAGGAACCTGATACGACTCAACCAAAAATTCCAAACCGTTCAAGCGCAGGTCTTGACGAACGACTTCTTCCAATTCCATAACCATTTTTACCACGTTGCTCATTATAAACTCCTTATTACGATAAATGTATTATACAACAAAAATCACTACTTTGCAAGAACTTTTTCTAATTCTTTTTATGTTCCGCTATAACCCCAAGCAGGCATTGTGAAACCACGGTCTATTTCTTTCAGCTTCTTTTCCAGTTCCAGGAACTCTATATCGGAAATTACCAAACCAGAACAACCGCAAACGATGTTCCAATAAATAGATGCGGCTTCTACGAAACCCCGATTACGCAACTTTTCGCTAACAAAAGCTGATTCGGAGTTCACACAAGCTCTAGCTGGCTTAGCCAACTGTTCTTTTTGAACAGCTACAATTTGCTCAACGATTTCTTTGCTTACTTCAATTTTGATCTTCATTTGATGTTTCCTTACTATGTCTTATTATAACACAGAAGTGCGCTTATGTTGTTGTTTTTGTCGGACATATGCTGAAAGTTTTCTGATAAATACTTTGATAACTATAAACCCAAGGAAAACCCGATATGGAATTAACATTAGAACTAGGAAAAATTTTGGCTGATTCACCCGCTTCTAATGGAGTTTTGGTTACTTTAAGTATTGTAGTGTTCTTGATGTGGCTCAAGAATAAAAAAGCATTGATTGAAGAAAAGAAAAGCGACCGTGAGGTTCAATCAGAACAGGTCGAATCATTGATGCAACAGCTCAAACTCTTAAGTGAAGAGCTAGACAAGACTAGAAAGCAGCTACACGAACTTCATGACCAGAATGTAATTTTGATGGGCCAACTAAGAAGTGCCAATCAAAGAATTTCAGAACTAGAAGTCTTAATCGGACATGCGCCTCATCATGTTGTAGAGCATGAGCATGCACCGATTAAAGAAATTCATGTTTCAGACGTCGAGAACTTGGTCTTCCCTTTTAGTCTCGTCCCAAAGTAATTGGGCTTTAGCCAATCGAAACTGATACTTGCTTTCGATTGGCGAATGTGTTGGGTCTGCTATTTTACCGTCAAACATGATTAACATTTTGTCGATAATCTGATCCACAGTAAACTCTGGTTTAGGGACCTCGTTTTCACAAACTAACATTTCTGGAAATCCGTACATCATAATTTAGGCTGCTCTTTCTCATCTTTTTTGGTTTCAGGAACTGGTTCTTTTTTAGGACCAAAAATCCTAGACCATCCTTCTGCATAGGCTTTTTCATCACGCCCCTTTCTTGGGGCGTCGCCTTTACCAGCTTCATGTTGACTCATTTCTTCCCGCCCTGAATAAGTGCCAAAACGACCCTAGGCAATGCACCAGTCTCAGCCGCAATGACGTTAGTGACAGTTTCACGACCCGTTACATGGCTCTTTACATCCATCAGCCAGGATGCACGATTGCCTTTAGCGTCAACAGAGATAAGCTTCATTTTCGTTTCTTTCAGACTTTAAAAATTCGATTATATTGCAAGGTTGTAATTTTCTCAACATCTTCATTAAGATGGCTTAAAGTTCCGTTAGAGTGGGCTGAACCATTCCAACCTCGTTTGCCTGTTGCTTTGTCAATCCAGACGAATTGTTTGAAGATACTTTTAACCTGAACGCCTTTACCACACATGCCAACAAAGACACCCTTTCGGGTATGCACGTTATGAGCCGACACGGTTACAATGATGCATTCATCGCCTGGGACAAACTTCTGTCCAAATTCGTTTGTAAACATGATTAAACGTCCACCTCAATACCTGCAACAATCGTTCCCTGCTTTTGCTGCTTCTTGCTTGGCGGCGGGGTCATAGCGATGATTTGCGCTTCAATCATCATGTTCTTGAATTGATTGCGCTGTTCGGCATTGACCAATGTAGCCATGAGGCGTTTGGTGGTCTTTGTCAAATTGAAATTTTTATCACGAGATGCCATTTTAAATAACTCCTAAATTATACTAACACTAAAAATTGGTGGGACATCCTGGGGTCGAACCAGAACCGTTCCAATTATGAGTTGGACGCACTACCATTATGCTAAAGTCCCGTTTAATCGTATGTCCATCCTAGGACTTTCATCATTTTCTTTTTCACTTGAAGATTGGGAATCCGAATAGCACGGGTGTCCTCAAATCCCATCATAATACCCACTTCTGCAACTGCTCCGCTTCGGCAAAGACCAGCTACACAATGAACGACAACATCCGTTTCTTGTTCCTGAGCACGTTTCAAAATACTAACCAGTGACTGAGCTTGTTCATCGGTGATGTGAAATTCCTCACATTTATCACCTTCCTCNGCATCAAGAAATTCAAACTGATAAACTTCTTTGAATTCGTAATAGGGTTTAGGAAACTCCATGCAAGGGTCAACGATTTGGATAAGNATTGCTTTAATCGGCTTACGATGCTCACCTCGGCGAACACCGATATACGAAACGTTTTCAATCCACAATGGTTTTTTTTGCATTTTTTAATCCTTGTTAGGGTTTAGAATCATAACGACAACAATTGCTACCAAAACAGCCCCACAAAGAAGAACACCGTCATTCCATTGACCAGGAGTTTGAGCCCATGCAATTAATTCATTCATTTTACAGTTCCTTTGTTGATGAATCAATTATAACACAAGAATATCAAATCTGAAACAAAATTCTAGAAATAATTCTACAACCGTTGCCTACGTAGCCGTTCCACCCTTCTTTATGCTGCTCTATCTTTTTGACGATTTCTTCAAAGGTAAAATTACAAAAGATGTAGCCTATGATGGGCAAAATTTCACGCTTGTTGTTATAATTGAACCCTATCTTTTCAATAAGGTCATTCAGAGCATCCTCTGATTCAATCATCGTAATTTGATTTTTCATAATTCTATCGACGCATTGATGCCGCGTCTTTTGCTTCTTGAGATGAGAACACAGGTTGAAGGCAGGACTTATGAAGGATTGTTACACCCAACATTTTCTCACCCGTATATTTTGGGCTTTCTTTTAACGATGTAGATCCACCCACTGAAACCTTTGAAGGCCATTGTTTCGTTACCCTGGGTTCATAACCAGTCTTGACAATCGGCGTATAATTAGCGGAAGCCTTAACAACCTTTGTTGAAAACTTCTTGTAAGATTCTTTTTTGGGTTTCGGAGTGTAGTCTATCATTTACCAGATTACCTTATCAATAGCCTTATCAATTTCATCCGCTGAAGGGGTCTCACTGAATTGTTTAAACGCCTTGGCTAGCATTTCGGCATTACCATTTGAGGCATTCAACAATGCAGACCTAATCCAGAGATACCGAACAGAGTTCGCTCGAATCAAATTAAGGTCTTCTTGAGAGTCCTCAGCTAAAAGTTTATTTGTTTTCATGTTTGTATTGTATCACACTTTAATGAGACTTTCTAGCTCTTTAGCAGCCTCTTCTAATAAATCAGCAATTCTATCGGGCTTCCCTTCCTGAACAGATTTCCTTCCAGGGATTTGACGCCTTATCAACGCCCTGAATTTTAATCTATGGATTAGGTCTCTTTGATAGAGTTCTTTTTCGACATTTTTCATTTATGTGTCCCATCTTTTCCCGCAATTGGGACAATGATGTTCAACCCAATAACGGTCGTCTGCCTTGCAATAATTCCCAGTATCTGATTTGGGAACGCTTGTCTTATTTGGATGCAAGCACTCTTCTCGAAGTTTTGTCACCTCGTTGACAGCATTGGAAATCTTCTTTTGCAATGTGGAGACACGTCTTTCGATTAATTTCTCAGGTGACATTTAACATCTCCAATATTTACCAGCGCCAACTGATAACCATATAATCGCCGTCACGTTGATCGCTAACGGCTTTAACAGTGTACCCCAATGCCTTCAAACGGTCAAAAACTACTTTATGTGAGAAATAGACATGAACAGACGCCTCACCTTGTTCAGCGGCTTCCTTGACTAATTTTAGAGCATTCTCCGTTTCAGCCCTCAAAAATTCCCCTTGAAGTTGAAGCGCGTTATCAGCAAGTTTCCTTGCATCATCCGCTGTAAGATACGGCTGTTTAATTTTCATATTGACACCTTAGAGCTTGATAGGAGAAACCACAATTTCACCAGCCACAAACACTGGCACTGGTTTATCGTCACCTAGACACATAACCCAATAAGCATTAGATGAATCAGGGGTAAATAGTCCGTTAGGTTCAGCTTGAGTCATTGTTCCAAAAGCAGTTCCGTTATCACGCACCAATTTATCAGGATTAGTGAAACCCGTTGCATCATTGATAGCGTATCCCATGGAGTCACAAAGGAACACTGGTTTGCCGTTCATTTTATTAATGATGTATGTATAGGTGCGTAGTCCATCTTGGTCTCGCAATTCATAGATCATCTTTAGAAGACGTTTCTCTCGGAAGTTCTTAATCGCAGGCATGCCGATTGACGAGGTTCCTTCTTGAAGGATTCGCTCTTGCTGGTCACGTTGAATTGAGTCGCTAGAAGGTTCTGGCTTGCAACCCATCAAAGCAAAAGATACTACGGCTAGGGCAATGAGAGTTTTTTTCACGGAAGTTCCTTAATGAAGATTTGGAGATTGTAGGGAAGCGCGTTTTCAGGGATGCCGGCAGCTTTGTGTTTGATAGCACTTGCTAGAGCGGGCTTAATCTTTTCATCGGCCTTGATGTATTCAATTTGAAGCGCTGCAATTTCTTGAGCCATACCATCTCGATAGGCTTTTGATTCCTCAAATGTTTCCCTGCGAACTTGCTCGAATGCGGGGGCAAAAACCTTTTGCATCAGCAACGAATTACCCGCAATGAACCAGACAAGTGCCAATGATGCAAGCAACGCACCTAGCCACCAAATGGCTTCTTTTAACTTCATTTTCAAATTTCCTTTATTTAGACATCAACCGAAAACAATACCAAAACGAATTAGTATCTAGACATTCATTCCACGAATAAACCTCTAGAGTAATTGCGCCAACAACCAACAAGGCCACAATTAAACCGTAAATCCAAAATGCATATTTTGACATACACCTATTCTTTCACAAAAATTAATAAAGCGACTCTTGATGTTTTCAAAGATTGCTGACGGGCCGCAAAACTATCATTAACACCCGGCGAGTCCTAATTGTCACATTAGGGTCTGCTAACAAACAAATATCGCTATGTTGTTTGTTTCATTGCATTCATTATAACACGAATTTTAACTATTCTAGAACTTTTTCTAAATTAATTTAACTGTTCCAAAAGCATCGACTTGTAGATAAACTTTGCCCTGTTTGCACGATAGCTTAGGCCTTTTGTACCACGGTGATGTTCCAGAGTCTCTTGTTGTTCGGCATAGCAGTGAGCATTCTTTCCAGCTTCTATCATCTCGGGAGTAGGTTCATCAAACGGTTTAGGCTTCAGGTAAACAGGGAGAGCCCAATCACCGTATTCGCCTTGAGTTCCGATTCTGGCACCGTAATAATAACCGTCGTCTTTCTTGAAAACATATCCGATAGGCTTTTGATTTTGTAGCGCATCGTGCTCTGCAAGCAAAAGATTATAATCAGCTTTGAGTTGCTCAAAACAATCGACGCACCATAGGTTAGCCTGTCTAACTCTTTCGTTTTCATCAGTTGCTTGCTGAAGCATTCTTAGAGTATTGTTTAACTGCTCTGTCAATAGAGTTTCTTCAGGTGTGATATTTCTAATCATTTCTCCGCCTCAGCTATAAAGGATTCAAGTCTACGCTGTTGATAAGGATCGTTAGAACATATAACCCTATCATAAATGACAGCGGCTCTAGCTCTACCATATAATTTTCTAGATTGGCTAATGTCTGTTCGCTCGGCAAACCAATTATACCAACCATCAGAAGCCCAAAGAGCCGCGAATAAAAGCTCTAAATGGGTCATTGGTCTATTTTCAGAAGTCATTCCGTCACCAAAGATTCTTTGAAGGATTCATACATGTAGCCATCTTCCATAGCAACAATCAACATGTCGCCGTTGCAGATGGTTCTTTCACCTTTGCTGTTTTCCATGATGTATTCGGCATAAGCATCTTCCAGCTCATAATTTTCAAACTTTTTCTCGAATTCAGCTAACTTCATAATATATCCTCTGTTTCAATGAATTGATTATAACATAGAATACTAGCTTTTCCACAAATCTTCAGAAAATAATTTGTCGCCGTCATAACTGTTGGGAGGATGCCACGAGCGATCTATTTGACCGTTTTTTGCTGCAATTTCATATGCTTCTCTTCGGGTGAGAAAGTTGCCGTATTCATCGGTAAAACCTTCAACTTCGGAATTATAGTCCCTTGGTCCTTGACTGAACAAAAACCTCAATATATGATGGTGACGATTTGGTCTCGGCAACGAGAAGACCCCGTCAGCCGTTTTAATAGCAACACGGGTCACTCTCATTGCATTTCCTCGAGTTTTGTTTTCGCAATTCTCATAATCTCGTTATAAGAAACAAACGGAACATCTAGCGGTATTTGGATTGGTGGCTTTGTCGTTTTAATCACGTTAACAGGTTTGTCCCAATTGATAACGCCAAACATACCAATGCACACGTTTACATTGCCCGTTGCTAGGTCGTAGTCCATAGACCAGACGCCGTCTTGAACGTCACCTCTGATTCTACCTTCTGGATAGGTTACGTTTTCACAGAACCATTTGTCATGTTCGCCTTCAAAGAAAAATGCTATACCTTTCATTGTTTCGCCTTTTCAATGTCAAAATGTTCTTTTAAATCTTCTGCAAGGTCATCTAACAACCTAGCATGAATTTCGTAAATGTCTTCCCACTTGGCTGAATGTCCAGGGACAAGATCGTATGCTCTAATTCGATTAACGCATTCTTTGACGATGTTTTTAGCAAAAGCTTCTAGATTGTAATCGTATTCACCTGCAGTAAACTTGCCAGGACGAGGCCAAGAAGATTGGGTAGAACCTTCCCAAATTTGATTAATGACAGTCTTGGGATTAAATCGATTCTGAAGGCCGCTGTTATTGAACGTTCCATTGGAATGAATGTTCCGCGAGGTTACTTCTGCGTCATGAATACAAACAGGATCCATTGTCCAGGTTTTTCTAGACTCATCCGTGTATCGAGCAACTTGAAGGTCACACTCTAACAGGTCCATTTTACCTGGCTTCAAATGAGTGCACTTTAAACAAACGTATTCTGTAGACATGATATTCCTAACTTTTCTAGCCTGTTTTTAGGCATCACTTTTAGTCGATTTTTCTTGTAATTTTGATGTTATTTCAGCAAAAAACAACATATATTTAGCAATTCTAGCGAAATCTTTCTCTGAAACACCCTTCAATCTTCTGAGATCTGAATTGTGCCTTAAATCAGCACTTTTTACAATCATTGCATCAGGGTTCGAGAACACCCTCGCTTTATACTCTTCCAGCGTTTGTCCTGGTTGTTTTGTCAAAACGTTGATTGCTTCAATGACTCGTTCACTCATACCCGCTTCACGCAAATCCTTATAGGTCACATCTGTGTCTTCTATTACGTCATGTCCCAAGGCAATGCATTGAATCTCCTCGTCGCTAGACTTGGTATAATGCATAACCTTCAGAGGATGAAGAATGTAAGGATATCCGCCCTTGTCAAATTGACCAGCGTGAGCGTTGGTGGCAATAACCAACATAGAAGCAAGCATTTCACCTTTTCGCATATCATTCACCTTTGAAGTCTTCTGGTCTGCTAAAAATTTTGAAAAATCTGGCGGTGCCGCAACTATAAGGAACGGTATGTTCTTTTCCTTTATGACCGCAAGTACCTTCCCTTGCAGAAGGGCAGTTGCTTTTATAAGGACAATCTTCACCGACTGGAATTTTACCGTCAACTAACATGATTTATCCTTAATCCAAATACTCAACCAATTTGCGAGGAACCATTGCAAACTTACCAGCACGTTTGATGATGATATACCCATCTGCAATGTTGCGCTTTGCCCACATCGGGATATCTTCGCGCTCATTGTAAACCGCAACTGCGTCCCACACTTCATGGGAATCATAAATCTTATCAAGCTTGGTAGCGTAGGGAATCCACCCACCCCAATTAAAACTCCGAAGAGATTTTGGGGCTTCAATCTGAATCACGGTACCTGCTTTGACTAAGAACATTTTAAACTTTCTTCGTTTGTTTCAATATGTTCATTATACATTAGAATTAGAGTTTGTCTAGAACTTTATTCTACTTTTTCTTTTGGAACAATGGTAAATGCTTCCATGATGCTATCCGCCACTTCATCGTAATCGTCTTCGCTTACGCCATCTTCAGAATGACCATCCCACGTAGAGTACCCCACCTGGCGAGTGTGTTCTTTGATAACGGCGATAATTTTTTCACGCATCTCAAATTCTTCCTTGGTCATTTGAGACCATTCAGGAAATTCGCTGTAGTACTTTGCCATAATATAATTCCTTAACCTAACGCCAATTATTTCTTAGCGTAGACGTAAATTGCAGCTTCAGTGTAACGGTCAGGCATCATGTATTTTACCACGGTGACCGTATATTCCACACCTTTGATTTCAATCAATTCACCTACACGAGGAACGACTGGAAAGTCATAACTAACATATCCAGAACCAAAATCAATACTAATCTTCAACATGATATAAACTCCTACTTCTTCCCAATACGTTCTGCAATTTTCATCTTAACCCATTCCAAATGCTCATTGAACATTTTGGGGCCGTTTGGATAATTTGCAACAGCCAATTCAAACTGAGTTCTGACGGCAATCAATTCGGTCAATGTCTTTTTGGCGTATTCCGCTTCTTGGTCGTATTTGCTGCTATTTGTTCCCATGATTCATAACTCCTTTTGATGAATCAATTATAACATGGAATTAGAGTTTGTCTAGAACTTTAAGTAAATTTATTCTGTAAATTTTCGACCCCGAAGCAAAACCCCGTCTTGTCTTTGGTTGACCAACTTGCTAACGATTTCAAACAAGATCATGAGCAAAAGTAGTATATTCAACAAAGGCCAAAATGCACCGATAATCATTCCGAACAAAGGGCCAATTCTCAAGTCTTCACCGATTAACCAATAATGGAAGATGAAGATGATTAGACAGACCAAAGAGAACAGGAAATAGTAGGCTATGAATTCCATAGGTTAGCTAACCATCCTAGCAATGAGGAAGGATACAGCTACAACAAATCCCAAAAGCATGTAAGGGCTGATTGTGATTGTAGCTCGATTTTGTTGCAAAGGTGTCAATTGCAGGAAAGCAATGAATATTCCGCTGAGGATAACAACGACCCCAACGATATAAAGGACTGCCAGAATAGTGACGAATGTAAGTAGCATTATATAATCAACCTTTAAAAAATTTGGCTCAACGGATTAAGGTGTGGAAGTTGAATCATGATGAATAGCACCCTCCGTGTGGAAACGCTCTTTGCATGGAGCGCACATCAATGTCCTGTTTTTCATGGGTTCATCCTCAAGGACAACGCCCATCCGAGTGACGTAAAGCTCGGATGGGTCATACGTCAATTGTCTACAGGCCCGACATCAAACGACATGCCTCCTTCATGAACGATAGCAAGTCTCTTCGACTTTGCGCAGTTA